GATGATGAGTTCGTTCGTTGGTGTCGATATATATTAAGTAAATATAACGTAGGCGCAATCAAGGCGCGTGCAGATAACGCAGAGCCTATCTTGCTGCGTGGTATTAAGCAAGCAGTGCAACAAGCAGGGTTACCAATACAGGTCGTTGGTGCACTCAAGAAGCCTATCAACACGCGTATCAACGCGTTGGTGAAGATGATGGGCATGGGACGATTTCATGTGATGGATGAGGCGGAGACAGTGATTGCTGCTATACCGTCATGTATATGGGATGACAAGCATCCAGATGAGAGGTTAGACGATGGCAAGACTGCAGATATCGATACGATAGATGCGTTAGAATACTCATTCGAGGAGTATATCAATTATTTGACAGCACTCGATTGGGCTAAATTATAGACGGAGGGATAATGGATGGATGTAACACAGATTATCAGGAGTATTTATGGTGCTGGTAAGCAGATACCACCACAGTCGATTAAATTAAATCAGTGGCTCAGCTGGTATCGAGGCAACGTCATGGGTTTTCATAACTACCGTATTTATAATGGCAGTGAGTATGTGGAAGCCGAACGTAAGACGATGGGACTCGCGAAGCAATTATGTGAGACATGGGCTAATTTGCTCATGAACGAGCGGTGCGATATCATCTTGCCTGATGATGCTAAAGAGAAGTTAGACGTCATATTCAACGAGACGAACTTCTGGCTCAAGGCCAATGACGGTATTGAGAAAGCGTTTGCGCTCGGTATTGGCGCACTTGTCGTGAACGTCAAGAACATTCAGCAAGGTGAGAAATCAGGTCGCATCGATAAGAGCAAAGCACGCGTCAGTATTGACTACGTGAACGCGCTTAAGGTATATCCTATCACGATTGAGGACAAGGAAGTCACCGAGTGTGCGTTCGTAAGTCGTAACAGCGACACAACGAATATTGTCGTGCATCAACTGGATGGAACGTATAAGATACACAACTACATCCTAAACAGTGGGGACGAGATTATTCAGCACTATGTGTTTGACACTGGCTCGGACTTGAAATGGTTTTACATCTTGAGACCTAATATATCCAGTAATTATATTACGCAAGGCATGGACACTGAGATAGGTATCTCTGTATTTGCGAACGCGATCGATAACTTAAAATCTATCGATAACAAGTATGACGGATTCGATTTAGAGTTCGTGCTTGGACGCAAGAAAATATACATCTCAACCGAAGCGTGGAAAGTATCGATGAAAGATGGCAAGATGGTGAAGACTTTTGATCCTTATGACACATTATATTATCACCTCCCAGAGAATGCGGATGGCAAACCGATTATTACATCGTCATCCGACACGATACGTTGGGATGCATATATCAACGCAATCAACGTTGAGCTTGACTATCTTAGTAGCAAATGTGGATTAGGCGAAAACTACTTCAAGTTTGACGGTAGCGCATTAGCAACAGCGACACAGGTTATCAGTGAGAACTCAACACTCTATCGGACGATTAAGAAGCATGAAATATTACTCGAGAACGTTTTGCGTGGTATCACACGGACGGTGATTTACGCTGCCAACACGTTTACAAATAATCCAATCGGAGAAGTAGATGATGATGAGATTAAGATTAAATTTGATGATAGCATCATCGAAGATAGAGAATCCGAAATGCGCCGCGATCGTGAAGACATGAATTCTGGCGTATTAAGCAAGGTGGAATATCGTATGAAATGGTATGCCGAGGATGAAGACACGGCGAAGAAGAAAGTCGCGGACTACTTCCTATATGACATGATTGGCAAATACTCTCCAGCGCTTGCGACAGGTGCGATGACGCCAGAGCAGTTCGTTGAAAAAGTTTATCCAGACGCACCGAACAAGGAAGAAATCATTGCGTATATCGAGTCGTTTGCGAAGTCGGCATCGATGCTTGACATGGAAGCACTCTATGCAGGCGATGAGAGTGGTATAGACGATGAAGAAGAATCCGAAACTAACTGATGAGATAGCTGAGACTCTGCGCGAGCTCTTTGAGACAACCGAGTCGAATATGATATCTCGTGTCAATATGGCTCTCTTGGAGGAGTCCGAAGCTTACCGTGAGTATCAAGCGTCATTACGCGTTCGTCTACGTAGACAGATGGAGCGCGATGCTGAGGATGCGATGGCAGCCATCGGAGGCACACTCAAGCGTGCATCTGAGATGACAGGCGCTGACCTTACACGGGCTGAGAAGACGGCTGAGCGGATGACAGGCATGTTAATTAAAAGCGCGATGCTTCAGCACGAACGAGGTGTCAAGCGCGTCATGCGACTGACGAAGACTGTGCCACTGCGAGAAGCCATATTCAAGCAGACGCAAGAGGGCATCGAGCGCGGCATCCCTGTAACATATGCGAACGGACGGCAGATGGGCTACAAAGAATATATGGAGATGAACGTCAGGACGACTGTTCAGCATGAGATAGGCGAGCAACAACTCGAAGTCGGCGGTAATGTTGGTGTGGTGTTCTACGCGTGCAACGTGTATCAAGACTGCGCTGATGATCATAAAGACTTTCAAGGCAAAGTCTATTACGACAAGCGGTATCTTACCATGGGATTTGACGAAGAGACCATACGTGCGATCGAACGCGCCATACGCCAACGCCAGATGTTAGCTGTGCAAGACGTGAGAGATGGAAAACCATATCTGACGACACGGCCGAATTGTCGGCACAACCTGACGGCGATAACACTCGAGCAGGCAATGGACGAACGCATCGTGCAGAAGTTAGGACTCGTCAGAGGTTCATACCGTGACGACAAATATGCAGCCACGCAAGAGCAACGCTACAACGAACGCCAAATTCGTGCGTATAAGTCACGATTAGAACAGAACCAGATGATGTATGCTAAGAGTCCATCGGACTCATTAGCCTCACAAATAGCACGCGATAAGGTGCTTGTGCGTCAATGGCAAGAGCGCCAACGAGCGTTGATAAAGGCTAATCCGTTCTTATCACGCGATTACAGACGCGAGACCAGAAGCATATTATTGCAGGACTTGGGCGTTAAATATAATCAAAACACATGATATGAGTATGATTAAAAAAAATAATCATCATCACATGTTTATAAATGATGGCATTAAAAGGTATAATATAAATAGAAGAGACCACTGCTCAAGTGTGGGCTAAAAATTTAGGAGGCATTACTATGGATGAAAACACTGTCGTTAGTCCAGCGGCAACACCAGATGGAACAACATCTGTCAGCACTCCAGCTGTGAACCAATCATCAGTCAATGAAAACACACCAGTCGAGAAGACATTTACACAAGCTGAGTTGGATGAAATTATTAAAACTCGCTTGACGAAAGCTGAACGTAAGTATGCTGAGTCGTTAAAAAAACTCGGTATTGAAGATGAATCAAAAATCGATGATATCGTCAAGGTATTAGATGAGCATAAGACGCTAAAAGCAGAATATGAAACATTAAAGCAAAAAGAGGTCATTCGTGAACACGAAGGTATCTTAAAAAACTTAAATGTGGATGATGACTTTATCGATTATGTTTTAACCAAAGTTCCTGTTGGCGATAAATTTGAAGAACGCGCCGCTGAGTTCATTAAGAATAACCCAAAGATTGTAAAAGACACTTTCCGTAAAGTCGATAGTGGCTTAGACCTCAACGGAGGCGCACATAAAAAACCAGAAGACATGACGGATTTAGAGTATATTGAATATCGTCGCAATTTTGGATTAGATGGGAAACCACTCAAGAAAACAAAATAATAAGGAGATTAAAAAATCATGCCAAACACTTTAATTACACCTCAAATAGTTGCTAAAGAAGCATTAGCAATTTTACGCAATAATTGCGTTTATAAGGATTTAGTTCACACTGACTTTTCAGGTGATTTCGTAAATCATGTTGGCGATACAATCAACGTTAGAGTTCCTGCATCGTTATCTGCAAAAGATTTCGTATCTACAATCGATAAGCAAGACATCACAGAATCTTATGTTCCTGTTAAACTTAACAAGTTCAAGGACGTATCTGTCGCAGTGACTTCAAAAGAATGGACTCTATCACTTATCGATTTCTCTAAACAAGTTATCGAACCTGCGATGGCGGCTATTGGTGAACAAATCGACCAAGACATTGCAAATTTAATTTTTGAAAAAGCAGGATCAACAGTTACAAGAACCGCTTCATCTCCAACAACTCTTGCTGACTTTGCGTCCATTGCGAAAGCATTAGATATCGCGAAAGCTCCAAAAGTTGGACGTAGCATTGTTATGTCACCATATCATAAATATGTGTATGGACAATTAGACCATCTTATCAAGGGTAGTTATGCTGGCGATAACGACTTACTCAGACGCAACGAGCTTGGACCGGTTTATGGTATTGACTCATATATGGATCAAAACACACCAACTTCAACAGCAACTACATCTGGAACTGCAACTGGAACAATCAAAGTTGCATCTTCTACAGATGCAGGCGAAGTTGATTTAACGGATGGTTCAGCTGCGACTGCAACACTTAAAATTGGGGATGGTTTCGTTTATGGCGGTATTCTTTATAGATTCACTGAAGATGTGACACTTGTTG